ATTTAAACAATATATCAGTTTCTAATATAAACCATTTAAGAAATATGAAAGTCCGCAAAGTATCTTCGTCTCATCGTAGCAGAGTATTACTATCTGCCCTATATACTTCTCCCGACTCTCCAATTAAAAGGAATTCTAATGGCATTTACACCGTGGAACGCTTAGACTACTCTAAACTAACAGACAGTAAATCTGCAGAGAACGCTCTATCCCTTCTACTCACACGAACTGTTGAAGGCTCGAGCAAAGTTCTTTACTCACCTTTAGTGAATAATAAATCAGCTCCAGATATTTTAGATGGCTGGGATCTAATTTATAAACAAAGTAGTGGACAAGTCAACGCTATTCTTGATAGAATTGAGGAGGCCAATCGAAGCAAATATGGTACCAGATCTTTGGCAGTACCATGGGCTGAGAGGCGCGAAAACTTTTACTCCGCGTTCGGGAGAGGTGGTGATATACCATATTTACAATCTCTAGGTCTGGGCAACACCTCAAGGTTAAGACCACTTGCTAAAGAAGTTGCTGCTAAGTACATAAAACCGAATACTAATTCAGGTCCACCGTCGTTCACTAAGAAAAGAGAGGTGTTACCACAGGTGTTACTTAATTTTGAAATTGAATTAAGGAAAATGTATCCTTGCTCTTTGTTCACTAGAACACAGGAATTGGGTAAGACTCGAGATGTCTGGGGTTATCCAGTCGTGTACATCCTCGATGAAATGCGTTACTATCAACCAATACTTGCCCTACAAAGGAAGGCTCCATGGCGAGCAGCATTGAGGTCCCCATCAGAATTAGACCATGCGGTCAATCTCCTGTTAAAAAACAGTAAGAAAAGAGGTTATTACGTTGTGTCAAGCGATGTGAAAGGCTTCGATAAAGATGCGAAACGTGAACTTCAGCTAGTAGCGTTCAATAGTTTTGCGCAGTCCTATCAGCACCAATATCGTGATGGACTTATGGAACAATTTAATAGGTTTAATACTATTGGTATTATTACACCGGACGGAGTCGTGTCTGGCCTACACGGTATCCCGTCTGGATCCAGCTTTACCAATGAAGTTGGGTCCGAAATTCAACGCAGTATCATATACAATACACCTCATTGTTCTTTAGATGATTGTCAGACACAAGGTGATGATGCACTTGTTTCAGCAAAAGACCCTGATGATCTATTCAATTCCTTTGAGTCGTGTAATCTTACTGTAGGATATGAGAAAGTTGACATCAGTGATGAGTATGCTGTATATCTTCAGCTACTCTTTCATCCTCAGTATTGTGATGAAACTACTGGTGAAATGGGTGGCGTATATTCTACTTACAGAGCT